CTCTACGTGCTCGCGGACTACTCCGGCCGGTACTCGCCGGGCCAGTGGGCCGACCGGGCGGTGGCTGCCTTTGACGAGTTCTCCTGCGACGCGATCGTGGCGGAGAAGAACTACGGCGGCGACATGGTGAAGCACACCCTCGAGAACAGCGCGGCCGGGCGGCACGTCCTGGCCGACGTGAAGTTGGTCGAGTCCCGGCGCGGCAAGGCGCTGCGGGCCGAGCCGGTCGTGGCCCTGTACGAGAAGGGCAAGGTCCACCACGTCGGTGAGCGCGGCAGCCTCTCCGAGTTGGAGGACGAGCAGACCGAATGGGTGCCCGGCGAGGGCGACTCCCCCAACCGTGTCGACGCCCTGGTTCACGGGGCCACCAACCTCTACCGGCACATCGCTCCCGCGATGATCGCGGACCCGAACACGCTCCTGCGTCGCCAGTCCCCGATGAGCCGCCACCTCCGAGCGATCTAGGAGAGTTCAGTGACTGAACTGTTCGGCCTGTCCCCGTTCCTGCTGGTGCTCGCGATCGTCGTCACGATCCTGAGCGCCGGGCGCACCGCGCGCCTGATCGGCTTTGACGAGTACCCCCCGATGGTGTGGCTCCGCGACCAGTGGGACCGCCGCTTCGGGGACGAGGGCTGGGGGAAGTTGATCCACTGCCCGTTCTGCTCCGCCCCCTACCTGTTCGGCGGCATCACCGTGTGGTTCCTGCTCGCCTACGGGTACGGCGGCGACCTGGCGCAGTTGCTGTGGTGGTTCATTAACGGCATCTGGGGCTTCTCGTACCTGTCGAGCATCCTCGTCGCGTACGACCAGCCCGAGTGACCGACTGACCCAGGAACCGGGCAGGGAGGGTCTACCCTGATCCCAGCGACCGACGAGGAGAGCCATGCCCCGCACCCGCAAGACCGAAGCCGTCATCCCGACGACCTCACTCGTCGCGTCTGCTGTCCGGTACTCCGGCAAGGCCGCGCGCATCTACCGCCCGAACCAGGAGTGGCAGAAGGAGTGCTACCGGCACTACGAGATTTGCGGTGAGGCCCGCTTCGCCGCCAACTTCTACGGCCACGCTATGAGCCGCGCACGGCTGTACGTCGCTCAGCGGGGGACGACCGACAAGGTGGACCGGATCGAGGACGGCCCTGCCTTCGAGGTGCTGGCCGACCTGTTCAACGGCAAGGACGGCCAGGCGCAGATGCTCAAGGCGCTCGGCATCCACCTCACCGTCGCCGGTGAGTGTTACCTCGTCGGCCGGACGGTCAACGGCCAGGACGCCTGGGAGATTGTCTCCATCCTCGAGATGAAGGTCTCGGGCGACAAGTGGACCATCGTCTACGGCGACGGCATGGCCGACGTGAAGTTGACCGACGAGGACGTGGTCATCCGAATCTGGAACCCGAACCCGGCCCGCCGCATCGAGGCCGACTCGCCGTTCCGCTCGCTCCTCCCGGTGCTCACCGAGATTGAGTGGGCCACCCGCAACATCTTCGCTCAGACCAGCAGCCGCCTGGCCGGTGCGGGCATCCTGTTCATGCCGCAGGGCATGTCGTTCCCGAAGCCTCCGCCGCAGGAGGGCCAGGAGCAGACGACCTCCGAGGACGAGTCCGAGGCCAGCCTGTTCATGCGGACGCTGGCCGACGCCATGCTCACGCCCATCGAGGACCCGTCGTCCCCGAGCGCCATGATCCCCGTCGTCGTGACCGCGCCCGACGACGCGATCGACAAGGCGAAGTTGATGCACTTCTGGTCCAACTTGGACGAGAAGGTGCTCGAGATGCGGGCCTCCGCGATCAACCGCTTCGCGGACGGCATGGACCTCCCGCGCGAGCAGATCATGGGCATGTCCTCGAACAACGGCACCGGGGGCGGGACCAGCAACGGCGTCTCCCACTGGGGCGCGTGGCAGGTCGAGGAGTCGACCATCAAGATGTTCCTCGAGCCGATGCTCGAGTTGGTGTGCAACGCACTCACGGTCGGCTACCTCCGCCCGCTTCTCGAGGACGGGGACGGGGGAGACGAGGAGACCGGGCTCCCCGCCCCGACCCGTGTCGAGGAGTTCATCCACTACGACACCTCGGCGCTGCGCCTGCGCCCGGACCGCTCCGAGGAGGCGATCAGCCTCTGGGACCGTGGCCTGCTCAAGACGAGCACTCTGCTGCGCGAGACCGGCTTCGACGTGTCCGACATGCCGGACGACACGGAGTTCAAGACCTGGCTGCTGCGGAAGATCGCCAGCGGGTCGAACACCCCCGAGCAGGTGGCCGCTGCCGCGCGCGCTCTCGGCGTGGACCTGCCGTCCGACACCAACCCGGCCGCGCAGCCGAACGAGGCTCCGCCGCCGCCGTCGTTGGAGGACCACCCCTCGCGGCCCAGGACGCCCGGCGAGGACCGGCCGCTGCCCGCACCGGACGCTGCCGCCGCTGCCGTGCTGGCGGCGTCGGACGCCCTGGTGTGGCGTGCGCTTGAGAGGGCTGGGAACCGCATCCGGCAGAACGCCGGGATCAAGCCGCCCGGCGTCCCGTCGTACGAGATGCACACGCTCGTGCAGGTCAACGGCACCGCCGACTCGGTGCTGAACGACGCCTGGTCGTGCGCGCCGCAGGTGCTTGAGGGCATCTGCGACGTGGACACCACAGTTCAGTCACTGAACTCCTACGTGCGTGCCCTGTTCGCTGAGCAGGCCCCGCACACTCGCGACCGGCTGGCTCGGTGGTTGGAGGCGTCGCGATGACCCTCTCCCTCACCCTGAGCCGTGAGGAGTTCGCGGCCAAGCGACGCACGCAGCAGGCGGAGATGGAGGAGGCCCTCCGTCCGCACGTACGTCGTGCCGTTGACCTGCGCAAGAACACGGACGGGTGGCGGGAACTGCTCAACGTCACCGAGACGCTGTACCGGGAGGCGTACCGCCAGGAGTACGGCGAGACGCCGATCGACTACCCGCGCGGGTTCCGCCAGGAGATGCTCGACACCCTGCGCAAGACCAAGCGCCGCGACGCTGCCTCGGTCGAACGGATCGCCACCTGGCTCGCGACCCACATCATCGCCGCCGCCACCGAGCAGGCGGCGCTGGACGACCCCGAGGAGTTGGCGCTCGAGTGGGTGACCATGCACGACGACGACGTGCGCCACACCCACCGGGCGGTCGACGGCGTGATCCGGCCCATCGGCATCCCGTTCCGCGTGGGTGGTCACGACATGATGCGGCCGGGCGACACCTCGGCTCCGATCGAGTTGTGGATCAACTGCCGCTGCACCGTGCGGCCGACGTACTTGGAGGAGGCCCTGGTGGCTGCTGCTGACGAGGAGAAGGTCTCGACGCTGACGTGCATCGTCGCTGTGCCCAACGCCGAGGACGCGATTCACGCGATCGGTGAGGAGGAGAAGCATGCGACTGTCCTGTTCCTCGGGGAGTTCGACGGAGACCTCGAGACTGTCAAGGCTGCGACCGAGGGTGTCGCGGCCAGCCTGGTCCCGTTCGAGGCCCAGGTGTCCGGCAACGGTTCCCTCGGCCCGGACCGCGCGAAGGTCCTGTTCGTAGAGGCCGGGGGCCTGCAGGAGACGCGCGACCGGCTGCTCGACAACGACCTGCTGCGCGAGACACACATGACGGCCGACACCCACCCCCACTTCGTCCCCCACGTCACGGTTACGTACGGGGAGGACGCGCCACCGGAGGTCACCGAGGTGGCTTCGATCGCGTTCGATCGGCTCGCCGTGTGGCACCGTGGTGAGCGTTACGAGTACCCGCTAGGAGGCGGCGAGATGACCCAGCAGACCGACGAGAAGCCCGTCGAGGACGAGGCCCCCGAGGAGAAGCCCGTGGTCGAGGCTCCCGTCGAGGAGGCCAACGCTGTCCCGTTCTACAGCGTGCTCGCCCCCGAGGGCATCAAGACTGGCGACGGCCGGAAGTTCCGCGAGGGGTCGCTGACCCACCGCCCGCTGCCGCTGCCGCTGACCTGGCAGAAGATCAGCGACGACGGCCACAAGGGCAACGTCACCGTGGCGAAGATCGAGCGGGTCGCCAAGGTCGGCAACGAGATGCGGGCCACCGGTCACTTCCTGCAGATTCCCGAGGCCGACGAGGTGGTCGGTCTGGTCGCGGAGTTCGGGAAGTTCGGCGTCTCCGTCGACGCTGACGACGCCACGTTCGAGGTGAACGAGGACGAGGAGTGCGTGGAGTTCACCCAGGCTCGGGTGTCCTCGGCCTGCATCGTCTCCATCCCCGCGTTCGCGGAGGCGTTCGTCGCGCTGGGCGAGGCCCCCGAGGACTGGTTCCCCACCGAGGAGGAGCCCGCCGAGGGCGAGGTCCCGGCCGAGGTCGACACCGACCACGTTGCGCCCGAGGAGGAGGAGGACTCCCTCGCCGCCTCCATCGCGCGCATGCGGTCCCGCGCCGAGTTCGTGGACACCGAGGACGGGCCGGGCTGGCTGACCCACCCGGTCGACACCGACCGTCTCCGCGACTACTGGGTGCGCGGTCCGGGCGCGGCCAAGATCAACTGGGGCACGCCGGGCGACTTCAACCGGTGCCGGGTCAACGTGGCCGAGTACGTGAAGCCGCAGCACATCAACGGCTACTGCGCGAACCGCCACTACGACGCGCTCGGCTTCTGGCCGGGTCAGCGCCACGACGGCGAGACGACCCCGTTCGCCGCCGAGGCCCTGGGCGTGGAGGAGGACCAGGCCGAGGCCCTGTCTCTGGTCGCCGCTGGCGGCGGGTACTGCGCTCCGGCTGAGTGGTTCGAGAACCCCAACCTGACCGAGCCGACCCCGCTCACCGTCACCGACGAGGGCCGGGTGTTCGGGCACCTCGCGGAGTGGGGCACCTGCCACATCGGGTTCGCGGACCAGTGCGTCACTCCCCCGGAGTCCAAGACCGAGTACGCCTACTTCCTGACCGGCGAGGTTGCGCTGGACAACGGCAAGCGCGCGCGGTGCGGCAACATCACCATCGGCGGCGGGCACGCCAACCCGCGCCTCGGCATCCGGGCGGCGATCGCGCACTACGACAGCACCTCGGCTGCCGTGTGCGACGTGACCTGCGGCCAGGACGAGCACGGCATCTGGCTCGCGGGCTGGGTCCGGCCGGGCGTCTCTGACGAGATGGTCACCGCGCTCCGGGCGTCCGGGGTGTCCGGCGACTGGCGGAAGGTGGCGGGCAACCTCGAGTTGATCGCCGCCCTGTCGGTCAACGTGCCCGGCTTCCCGATCCCCCGGCCCCAGGTCGCGGCTTCGGCGGACGGCCAGATCAGCCTCGTTGCGGCGGGCATCGTCCAGCCGAAGGAGGAGCAGGCCCCGGCCACCGCTGTCGACGTGGAGGCTCTCGCGACTCGGGTGGTCGAGATGCTCACCGAGCGTCAGGCCAACAAGGAGCGCATGGCCGCGCTCGCCATGAAGATCACCCCGCTGAACAAGGAGGACTGAGGTGCCCTGCAACTGCGGCAAGAAGAAGGTCTCGGGCAAGTGGACGTTCACGTCGGCCAGCGGCCAGACGACGACGTACGCCACCGAGATTGAGGCGAAGGCCGCTCAGGTCCGAGCCGGTGGCGGTGGCACCGTCAAGCCCGCCTGACAGACACCTCGCCTGCGGACCCATCCCCCCGGCCGCAGGCGGGGGCTATGCTGAGCACGCTGCGTGCAACGTGCAGAAGGCCCCCCGGTCTTGGACCGGGGGGCCTTCGAGTTCAGTGACTGAACTACCGGCGACGTACCGCCTTGGCCGGGTTGGGGACGAACCAAGTAGCACCGCTGACGACGACCGCCGCCAGGATGACCATGAACCACTCGGAGGCGCTCATGCCCTCGATGGTCTCGCGGCCCTGCAACTCGAAGTAGAGGGCGGCGAGGAAGGACAGGACACCGGCGACGATCGCCTTGTACGGCTGAGTCGGAGTCGGGGGCGGGGGAGTGACCGGAGTGCTCATGCGCGTGCTCGCTTTCTCGGGCGGAGAGTGACCTCGTGGAACGGGTGGTCGGAGTGCTCGGGCTTGACGAACTTCTGGCCCAGGTACACGAAGTCGTCCGGGTGCCAGAGTACGTACTCGATGGGTCGGGCGTCACCCCTCGGACGCGGGAGCAACTTCTTGTCGAACTGGCAGATCAGGCCGGAGCGGCGGCGGAAGGCCCGCTGCGGGGACCACCACCACGCCTTCGCGCTGCGCTTCATCCAGGCCCAGTTCAGGTCGCCCATGACGACGACCTTGTAGCCCTGCTTGCGCAGGCGGTTCACCCAGCGGGTGACCTCCTTGGTCGCCTCGATGAACTCGTCCACGCGGGGCAACTTCCACGGCGTGTTCTTGTCCTTCTGGACGTGGCTGTTGAAGTGCGTGTTGATGACGGCGAACTTCTCGTCACCGATCTGGAACTTGAGGCAGACTGCCGTGCGCTCCGGGGAGTCACCGATGCCGTCGCTGACGGTGCGCCGCTCGAAGTCGATCACCCGCACGTCGTCGTGGATGAGCACCGGGTTGTTGTGCCGGTTCCCCGGTCCCGCCCCGAACGACACGTAGCCCTTGCCGGGTGCGATCCGCTCGATCGCCTCCGCGAAGTTCCGCGCCTCGTTCAGCCCGACGACCTCCGCGCCCTGGCTCAGCAGTTTGCGGAGGTCCGACATGGCCTTCGGGTTCTCCCGCCAGATGTTGGCGGTGATGAAGTTCAGCACCTCTGCGCGGTCGCTCACTGGTCGAGGCCCCCCAGCACCGAGCGGATGCCCGCCTCGACAGCGGCCTGCACCTCGACTCGGGTGATGCAGTCCGGGTTCTCTCCCACGGGGATCGCGCCGATCTGCGCCAGGATCGCGTCACGCACACGGTCGGCGTTGGCGGCGATCGCCTTCTTGATGTTGCCCTCGTCGTTGAGCAGTCGCCGGAGCACGGCGTTGAGGGGCTGCGTCTCGTCGTCGGCAGCGCCCTTGCCCTTCGTGTCCACCACGATGCGGGCGTTGCCGACCTCCTCGCGGATGATCTTGCGGAGGTCGTCCAGTTCAGCCATGTCGTACTCGTCTCCCTTGAGTCGGGGGATCACCGCGTCGGTGACCTGCTTGATGCGGAGAGGACCAGGGCAAATCTTCGCCTGGTTGGTCCACTTGCCGGGCGACCCGAACTGAATGTGCCACCCGATGCCTGCGCCGTCCCACTGTCGGGCGAGCCGGAGCGGAATGTCGTGCTTCGTGTTCAGCCACAGCAGCAGTCGCACGATCGTGTTGATCTGCTCCGGCGTCCAGGGCTCGTACCCCGTGCCCTGCGTCTCGATCGAGATAGCGAACGGGTTCGCCAGGTAGTTCGCGTCGGCCTCCCATGACGTGTCCCGGTACTGGAACAGCGTGCCGTCCTTGGCGATGTGGAAGTGCGACTCGATGCCGCCAGAGCGGCCGTCGAAGTACGGCCCGAGGTTGTAGACGTTGCCGCCGTCCGAGTGGAGGATCGCCAGCCTGGGCCTGATGCGAGGGTCACTTGCAGGCGGCGGGATGAGCCACCGCTTGTCAGCGAAAGGGCAGAGAGCCATGCCCACACGCTACCCCTCTCGGGGGGAGTCAGCCGAGACTCGCCGAAGTTCAGTGACTGAACTACTACCCCCACCGGGGGGTCATGTGTGTATGGTTGCGAACAGCACGTCCCAGTGGCCTTGGTGCCCGGTGACTCACACGCAGCCCGTGATGACGGAACCACTAGCCACCGAGGAGCATCCCGTGGACCAGTTCAAGGAGATGAGCACCGAGGACCTGAACGGTCTCCGGGGCGAGAAGTACCAGGCGATCCAGGCGCTGTTCGCGCTCGAGGCCCCCACTGCCGCGCAGGTCACCGAGGCCGAGGCTCTCGGCGCTGACCTCGAGGCGATCGACTCCATCCTCACCGAGCGCGCCGCCGAGGCTCAGGCCCAGGCCGACAAGTTCGCCGCGCTCAAGACCAAGTTCTCGGAGCAGCCCGCCGAGGAGGGCGACGAGGAGGAGGTCGAGGAGGAGGAGTCCACCGAGGACCCCCACGACCCGGCCACCGCCGAGCCCGCCGAGGAGCGCAACGAGACGCCCACCCCGCAGGCTCGCAGCCGCTCCGTGCAGCGCCTCGCCAAGCGCACTCCGCGCCCGGCCGCTCCTGCCGCCGAGGGCACCGGCCCGGTGACCATCACCGCTGCCGCCGACGTTCCCGGCTTCTCGACCGGCAAGAAGATCGAGGGCATGGCGGAGTTGGCGAAGGCCGCGCTCAACCGCATGAAGGGCTTCACTCCTCCGAGCGGTGACGGCTCTCGCGAGGACCTGCAGAAGTTCGGCGTCGCCGCGCTGTCCCTGGACTACGCGGACGAGTTCACCATCGACCGGGGCACCGACGACATGGAGGTTCTCCTCCGTGCCGCCAACGAGGGTCGCCTCAAGTCCGACCAGGGCGAGGGCTCTCTCGTCGCGGCCGGTGGCTGGTGCGCTCCGAGCGAGACGCTCTACGACCTGCAGGCCGACGAGTCGCTCGACGGCATCCTGTCGGTGCCCGAGGTCAACGTGAAGCGCGGCGGCATCCGCTACACCCAGGGGCCGCAGTTCGCGGACTTCTACGCCAACGCGGGCTTCATCCAGACCGAGGCCCAGGCGATCGCCGGGACCACGAAGCCCTGCTACGAGGTCGACTGCCCCGACTTCGAGGAGGTTCGTCTCGACGCGGTGGGCGTCTGCATCAAGGTGCCGATCCTCACCAACGCGGCGTACCCGGAGTTGGTGCAGCGGTTCACCTCCGGCACGCTGATCGCGCACCAGCACATGGTGAACGCCAACGTGATCGGCCGCATGGTCACGATCGCGGGCGCGGCCCGGTCCTTCACCGGCATGGGCTCCACCGTGGACGACACGCTCGAGGCTCTCGAGTTGGTCGCGATGCAGCGTCGGCAGAAGTACCGCCTGGCGTTCAACCGCTCGCTCGAGGTCGTCGTGCCGTTCTGGGTCAAGGGCGCGATCCGCGCTGACCTGGCCCGCCGCAACGGCCAGGACGCGGCTGCCGTCACCGACCAGCAGATCAACTCGTACTTCACCTCGCGCAACCTGCAGGTGTCGTTCGTGTACGACTGGCAGGTGCTGGACGAGACCGCCGAGGTCTACCCGGCCACCTTCCAGGCGCTGGTCTACCCGGCTGGCACCTTCGTGAAGGGCACCTCCGACGTGATCAACCTGTCGGCGGTCTACGACGCTGCGTCCCTGGCGCAGAACGTCTACACGGGCCTGTTCATGGAGCAGGGCCTGCTGGTCGCGAAGATGCAGTACGACGCGGACCTCGTGACGCTGCCGATCTGCAACGCCGGTCAGCGTGGTGCCCTCAACATCGAGTGCGCCCCCGCCGTCTGATCGTTCGTGAGTGCGGGGGTCGGTAGCCACCCCGGCCCCCGCAGCACAACGAGAGGAGGTGGCGAACATGGTGACGACGGTTCGATACCCCATCGCCCCCAGCACCACCCCGCGTAAGTCCACGCTCCTCGACGCCGCCACGGTCAGCGACGGCATCGAGTGGCTCGACGGTGCGGACCTGTTCGACTCGTACAACTGCATGAAGTTCCAGGCCGAGGCGGACTTCTGTGCGCCGAACGTCAAGGACTTCGACCAGGCTGCGGGCTGGGTCGACGGCTTCCGCTTCGCTGCCTACGGCGGCGTCGTGTGCCAGTCGGTCGGCCTGGACCGCTCTCGGCTGCAGTCCGAGGTCGAGCGCGTGTTCGGCGTCGGTGAGTCGACCGCCGTGGAGCGGGCGCTGATGAGCACCCGCTTCGTGGCGAACGCTGCCGACGAGACCGTGCCTGGCGAGTGGGACGCTCCGGTGGACCTCACGCCCGCGAGCGGTGCGGTTCACCCGCGTGTGGGTGTCGCGCTTCTCGAGGGCCACGCGGCCTCCGAGTACGTCGGCATCCCGACCCTCCACCTTCCGGTCACGATCGCCTCGGTGCTCACGGGCGTCGGCGCGATCGAGTGGGACGGGGACGTGCTCCGCACGAAGGTCGGCTCCACGGTTGTCGCGGGTGCGGGGTACGACTACCCGAACACCGGCCCCACTGGCGCTGCGGCGGCGGAGGGCGAGAAGTGGCTGTACGCCACTGGTGGGGTCGTGGTCATGCGCGGCCCTGCGGAGATTCGAGAGGCGTTCGCGCACGAGGACAACGACGTGTTCGTCCTGGCCGAGCGAGGCTACGTCGCCGCTGTGGACTGCTACACGGCGGCAGTGAGGGTTCAGGTGACGGCATGAGCGACAAGACGATCTTCGTCCCCTTCGAGGGCGAGGCGCGCGACCGGGCGGTGCTGCTGCTCGAGGCGGCGGAGAAGAAGGACCTCCCCGCTTCTTCGGTGCAGACCACCCTCGGCGGGTTCCTCGTTCCCGAGGAGGTCGAGCAGGAGGCGTTCGGCGGCGAGTTCGCCAAGCGCCAGGCCGACAAGGAGGCCGCGTGGGAGAAGGAGATTGAGGACGCTCGGGACACCGAGTTGGAGTCTCAGCCCGTCACCCGCGAGGACACCGAGCAGGCCAACCGTGAGGCTGACCGCCAGGCGGACAACGACGACCAGGCCAAGAAGGCTCCCGCCAAGAAGGCGGCGGCGAAGAAGGCCACCAGCCGGAAGGAGGACTGACCGATGGGCCAGTTCGCTCTTGTCCGGGGCCGCGCGCTCCGGGTGACCAAGTTGGACGGCTGTGGCTCCGTCGCCCTCGGGCCGGACTCTGTCGTCACGACCGAGGGCTTCATCTCGGTCGGCCTCACCGCCAACAACGAGGAGGGTGAGACCATCTCCGTCACGAACGCGGCGGGCAAGGTCTGCATCCTCGATGAGCCGTCTCCGACCTTCACGGGCTACTCCGTGGAGGTGCAGTTCTGCGGCGTGGACCCCGAGTTGTTCCACCTGATGACGGGCCAGCCGGTCGTGCTCAACGCGGCCGGTACCGAGGTGGTCGGCTTCGGCGTCGACAGCGACGTGGACGTGGAGGGCCAGGGCTTCGCGCTCGAGATGTGGTCCAACGTCCCGGTCGCTGCCTGTGACGCCTCCGGGGCCAACTCGTACGGCTACTTCCTGCTCCCCTTCCTCAAGGGCGGCACCCTGGGCGACGTGACCGTGGAGAACGGCGCGATCAACTTCTCGCTCACCGGGGCCAGCACCAAGGACGGGAACGAGTGGGGCGTGGGTCCGTACGACGTGGTTCGTGACGCTGGCGGCGCTGCTGGCCCGCTCAACGAGCCGATCCCGTCCACGCGGCACCTGCACCTTGAGGTCACCACGGTGGCTCCCCCGCCGCTCACGGACGGCGCGGACGCTCTCGGCGTTCCGGCGACCGGCGCGACGGCTGGCAGCCCCGGCACCATGACCCCGGCCAACTCGTACGCTCCGGCTTCGCTCGAGGACGCGGACAGCCTCACGGCTGACCCGAACACGGCGTGGACCACCGGGCAGTACGTCACGCTGGGCGACGGCACCACGGCGCACTGGGACGGCACCCAGTGGGTCGCGGGCGTGGCCGACTGATCCACGACAGGCGCAGAGGCCCCGTCTCCCTTCACGGGGGACGGGGCCTCTCCCGTGAGAGGCTGGTGCCATGACTACGCAGGTCCCTGAGTACGGCGGGTGCCCCTGGCCCGTCGACACCGCGTGCTTCGATGACGAGTGGAACGCGCTGAGCGAGCCGATCCGCGCGCGCTCCCTGGCCCTCGCATCCTCCACTCTCGAGCGCCTGACCGGTGGTCGAGTCGGCGGGTGCCCGGTCACCGTCCGGCCCTGCTCCGCGTCCGGGTGCATCCGGCAGGGCTGGGACCCGTTCGTGATGCGCCCCGCGTTCGTCCCGCTGAACTGGGCTGGCTCGTGGGTGAACTCCTGCGGCCACCGCACCTGCGAGTGCGAGGTCACCAAGGGCGTCCGACTGGCGCAGCCGGTCGGCCGGGTGGACGAGGTGAAGGTCGACGGCGTGGTCCTCGACCCGTCTGCGTACCGGGTGCTCGACGGGTACCTCGTCGCGACCGACCCCGAGTTCGAGTTCCCCGCAGTTCAGTCACTGAACTTGCCCGACACCGAGCCGGGCACCTTCTCGGTCACGTACCTCAACGCCTACGAGGTCGACGCCAACGGGGCGTTCGCTGTCGCTGTGCTGGCGATGGAGTACGCGAAGGCTTGCACCGGGAAGAAGTGCCGCCTCCCGTCCAGCGTCACCTCGGTCAGCCGCCAGGGCATCACGCTCGAGATGACCCCCGGCGCGTTCCCCGGTGGGATGACCGGCATCCGGGAGGTCGACTCGTACATCGCGCTGTGGAACCCCGGTGGGCTGCAGCGCGGCGCTACCGTGTGGTCGCCTGACCTCCACCGTCCCCGTGCCCAGGGAGGCCCCCGATGATCGTCCGCATGCAGTTCCGTCTCGCCAGCGCCGCTGAGTGGGAGGCGAGCAACCCGGTGCTGGTGGAGGCCGAGCCTGGCTACGACACCACCAACAAGGCGTTCAAGTTGGGCGACGGCGTGACCGCCTGGAACGACCTCGGCTTTCAGTCGGCCGACGTGGCGACCTTCCAGGGCTTCGCGGCTGCTGTGGCCGCTGGCGTGGCCGACGCGCAGACCGCTGCCACTACGGCCCAGGAGGCAGCCACGGACGCCCAGGAGGCATCGACCCGGCTGGCCGTCCCGCTGGTCACCACCGAGGAGCGCCCGGACCCGAGCATCACTCCCGGTCGCCTGATCTACGACACCACCCTCTCGACGCTGCTCATCGCGCGCGACGGCGCGTGGGAGGCGATCGCCTGATGCCTCTGACCGAGAACCGCATCTGGTCGATGATGACCAGCCTGGCGGCGTGCCTGTGCGCGCAGATCAACGACGAGGCGAACGGCCTCAAGGGCGTGTGCTTCTGCGGCGTGCTGCCGGGCGAGGCGGTCCCGATGGACTACGTGGACGGCTGCAGCGACGAGGTGTGCGGCATGGCCTACGTCCGCATGAGCGCGCTGTACCCGTCGACCGGGGTCGGGATGATCAGCGAGCAGCCGGGCAACTGCAACGCGGGGATCGGCGTGGACCTTGAGGTGGGCATCCTGCGGTGCATCACCGGGATGGACGACTCCGGCAACCTCCCCACGGACGCGGAGATGTTCGAGGCGGTCCAGAGCCAGATCGCTGACGCCCTCGCGATGCAGCGTGCGATCCAGTGCTGCGAGGCTCTCCCGAGCAAGGACTTCATCCTGTCGTCGTACGCCCCGACCGGCCCGATGGGCGGCGTCTACGGCGGAACGTACTCCCTGTCGGTGGCGGTCTAGGTGGCGCGCTCGTCGGTCGTAGCGGTCGTCGTCTACGACTCGAAGTTGTTCAACCGCACCGGCACGATCGGCCGGTGGGCGACGGCACTCGAGGCCCGCTTCACCATGTACGCCAAGCAGGAGGCCCCGCAGCGATCGGGGGAACTCCGGGCGGGGATCAAGGGCCACGTCGCCCGCATCGGTCCGAAGCAGTTGCTGACCACCATCCGGTCCGAGGCGAACCACTCGCTGTACGTCCTGCGCGGCACGACCGGGCCGATCATGTCCCGGCGCATGTACGGCTTCCGGGGGCGGACGGGCCTGATGGTTCCTCGCGGTGCCGTGGGCGGGCGCAACCCGCTCAAGACCACACCTCGCGACTGGGACCGCCAGTGGCTGCGGGAGCACGGCTACATGCTGCGCGTCCGGGCGGGCAACGGCTACCCGGAGCGGTACGCGATCAGCGTGTCCGGCCAGGAGGCCAACCCGTTCTTCGCGCGCGCGGCTATCCGCACCGCCCGCCGCCACTCCTCGCTGCGCGGCTTCACGCCCGGTGGGGACGCTATGGCCGCTCCGTCGACGGTGGGCTTCCGGCTGCTGTAGCAGTTCAGTCACTGAACTACCCACCGGCCCGGCGAGTGTGCTGCGTAGTCGGTGGTGCGTAGGCTGTCCTCAAATCCACTAGTAAAGGAGCAGCCTTGAAGGAGTTCAGCACCGCAGCCAACCGGGTCACCGAGGGTGACGAGCCGGAGCCGATCGAGTTCGGTCTCGACGGCGTGCTGTGCAAGGCGTACTACCCCAAGGACGGGCAGGTCGCGGTCCTCATGGCGACGGGCGGGAAGCACTCCTCCGACGCCGACCAGATCGCGGGCGTCATCAACTTCTTCGTCGGCGTCTTGGACGACGACAGCCACTCGTACATCGTCGGCCGACTGCTCGACCGCAAGGACCCGTTCGGTCTCACCGAGGTGCAGAACATCATCGAGTGGCTGATGGAGCAGTGGTCCGGCCGCCCTACCAAGTCGTCCGTAGGCTCTACGGACACGCCGAGCATTTCTGGGTAGCGATCGACGGCTCGAACCCCGGCCTAGACCTGCTGCGTCTGCCGATCGACCGCTTCCTCAACGTCGTACACCAGTGGTTCCGAGAGCACATACCGCACGACAAACTCGAGGAGTGGGAGATGATGTTGTCGGCCCCGCTGCCTGGACAGGCTCGGGCGAAGCCAACTCCCTTCACTGAGGAGGAGGAGGCTGCGGGGTTCATGGCTCTGTACGCAGCGCAGGGCGGGAAGGGGTAGACCATGCCGATCGGTCGCGGCGAGAACATCGGTGACGCCTACATTCGCATCCACGCGGACGGGGCGAACATCGGTGACGACATTCGGGACTCGCTGCGAGGCGAGGACGACGCGATCCGTGGGGCTGGTGACGAGCACGGCGACCTCTACGCGGAGCACTTCGCGAAGTCCTGGGAGAAGCGCATCAAGCAGGGCGAGATGCGTGAAGCCTGGAAGAAGGGCATGGGCGACAAGCGCGCCGTGGACGAGTTCATCCACGGTGGCGTGTTCCGGGAGTTCCGGTCGAAGTTGGTCGCTGCGCACGGCGAAGTCGGTGCGCGGGCTGGAAAGAAGTTCGAGCAGGACCTGATCCGGGGCGTCGACTTCGACACCATCCGTCGCCGGATGAACAACATCTTGCCGGAGATTGCGAGGGCTACCGACTGGGTTCTCGAGATGGAGGCGGAGCGGCACGCCGAGGCGCTCCGCATGAACGCCGCGTTCGACCGGGAGCGCATGGCCCGGATGCGCGCCACGCTGGACGAGGCGTACCGGATGAACCGGGAGTTCGACGCGGCCAACCTCAAGGCCCGCATGGACGCCGACAAGCGGTGGGAGTTGCACACTCGGCGTCTGGCCGACGACTTCACCGACATGTGGGAGGACGCCCACCGGATGAACGCCCGGTGGGACCGCCAGCGCATGAACACGCTGGCCGAGGCGTACCGGATGAACCAGCAGTTCGACCGGCAGCAGATTCGGCTGCAGCAGTGGGGTCGGATGCAGGAGGCCGCGTACGCCGAGGACCGCATGCGCGACCTCAAGCGCCTGCAGACGCAGATGCAGTTGCTGCAGCGTGAGTCGGGGCAGTTGCTCAAGGGTGACCGCAACGCCATGAACAAGGCCGACCTGCTCGACCTGTCCCGCACCATCCACCGGGAGATGACCCGGCTCAACATCGACAACGCGCTGTGGAACGAGACCCTGCGCGACACCGACCGCGACCTCTACCGGGTGTCGCCGCGCTGGCGTGCGTTCAACGCGACCATCGACAACATCGCGGACTCGATGGGCCGGGGCATGGGCCGTGGCTCGCGCAACAACTTCCTCAACCTCATCGGCTCGCTCGGTCGCGGACTGGTGCGGCTGGGCTCTCTGCCGTTCAGGGCGGCAGAGGGCATCGCCTCGATGGTCGGGGAGTTCAAGCGGCTGCAGGCGCTGGGTGCCGGTGGCCTGCGCGCGTTCGTCGGGTCCTTCCGGGCGCTGCCGGGACTCGCGGCTGGGCTGACCACGTTCGCCGCAGTGGCCGCAGGACTCATCATCGTCGTGCCCACGCTCATCTCGATCCTGTCCCTGCTCGCCGGTACGGTCACGGCACTGGCCGGGTCTCTCGCGTATGCGGCGGTCGGCGGCATCGCGGCGTTCGCTGCCCCACTGGCTCCGCTCATCGCCACCGTGGGCACCTTGGCCCTGGCGTTCACCGACCTGTCCGACGCGCAGAAGAAGGCGCTCAAGGCGGACACCAAGCCGCTGCGCGACTCGCTCGACGGGTTGCGCCAGGCTGCCCGTGGTCCGATCCTCAACGCGATCGGTGACCAGGCTCAGCGGCTGGCCCCGATCCTCGACCAGTTCCAGGGGTCGCTGCGCGGCATCTCGGCGGCGATCGTGGACGTGGGCGACTCGTGGCTCGACAGTCTCGAGAACTCGGACGGCTTCACCGACTTCATCGCGTCGATCCAGAACTTCCTGCCGGACGCCGTGCGCCGCCTCGGTGACATTGTGGGGCAGACCTCGGGCGGTCTCGGCGGTCTGTTCCGGGGCATGATCCCGTTCATGCGCGACGCGCTGCGCTACCTCGACAACCTCACCGCGCGGTTCTCGGAGTGGGCGAACAGCGCCAAGGGCCAGGCTGAAATCAAGGACTTCTTCGAGGACGCGAAGGAGTCACTCAAGGACGTGGGGTTCTTCGCCGGTCAGGCCAAGGACCTCGTGCTCGAGTTGCTCGGCGCGGGCAAGGGTGAGGGTGACTCCCTGTTCCGCTCGATGGGCGACCAGATTCAGGACTGGGTGGAGACGCTCCGCAAGGACCCCGAGATTCTGAACAAGTGGTTCCGGGACGCGGGCGACTTCGCGCGCGACGTGGGCGACGCTGCGGTGGCGGTCGGCAAGTTGGTCGACCTGCTCGACAACGACCTCTCGCGGGCTATGGCGAAGTCGGCGTTCGGGGACAGCACTGCCCTGCCCGCGTTCTTCCACGGGCTGTTCTGGACGAAGTTGATCGGCTTCATCCAGAACACCCGCGAGACCTTGGAGGTGTTCGCTGGCGGCGTCTCCGGCTTCTTCTCGGAGTTGAGGAAGGGGCCGCTCGGCAACCCGCTCAAGGGCTTCCAGCAGGGCATGCAAGACACCATCGACGCAATGAGCGCCGGGAAGGGCGCGGGGAAGGCGATCATCGGCACCTTCAAGGGTGTCGCTGACACGATCCAGGACGCGGGCGAGAAGGTCTCGATCTACCGTCAGGCGCTCAAGGTGCTGCCGAAGGACGTGGTGACCAAGGTGCAGGAGATGGGCACCGACACCTCGCTCAAGGCGCTCAAGGAGTTGCACCGCCAGTACGACCTGACGCCGAAGCAGATCAAGTCGCTGGTGGCGCTGTCCGGTGTCGACCTGTCGAAGCGGCAGATGCGCGAGTTGATCAGCGGGCTGCAGGAGGTGGACCGCCAGAACCCGAAGCCGAGGGTCGACGTGGACACTTCGGGCGCGGGCGCGGCGCTGGACAACCTGCAGGCGCGGATCAACCGCATGTACGGCAAGACCATCGTGATCCGCACGCAGCACATGGAGGAGCGCATCGGCCTCCCCAGGACGGCGACGGGCGGCATCTTCGAGGGCATGCGCGGTGTCGGCATCCCCCGGACCATCGGCGAGGCTGGCCCGGAGGCGGTCGTGCCGCTGAACCGCCCGCTGTCCCAGGTCGACCCCTCGGTGCGCTGGCTGTCCGCGATCGCCCAGGGCCTCAAGGCTCCGGCTATGGCGAGTGGCGGTGTGGTCGGCGCGGGCAAGACGATCAACGTGGGTGGGCTGACCGTGGTCACGCCCAACGCGGACCCCAAGGCCGTAGCGCACGAGACGATCAACTCGCTCGTCGCGACCGGGTACTGAGGAGGAACACATGGCCTGGGACGGATACTTCGCCTACGACGGCAACGAGGTCATCAACGTCGCGCGCACTGAGGCGTACGCGAAGAACCTTGAGGTCGGCTGGTTCAAGCCGCTGTTCGAGAACGACGCCCTGCCCTTCATGCTGGGCGACGGCCTCTCGTACAAGACGCCCCTGCTGGACGACGCGCCCTGGGTGGACTCGGACGTGCCGGACTCGCTGGACTTCCTCGGCGTCTACCCGCTCGAGGTCAACGGCATCGAGGACTCCACTCGCGAGGCGACCACAGTTCAGTCACTGAACGACGGTGGCGTGCCGGGGCGGCTGCGGCACGCCACCAAGACGCTGAACTTCAACACCATCCTGATCGGCACCACCGACGCTGCAGTGGAGTACGGCTTCCGCTGGCTCAAGCAGGCGCTGCTCGGCGGACCGTGCGGCCCCAGCGGGATCACCGCGCACCTGGGTGCGGAGTTGTGCTACCTCGCGTCGGAGCCGGACATGGAGATTCCCGGCGAGACGGACCGGGGCGTCATGGCGCACTTCATCGGTGGCCGGTACATGAACGACGAGTGGGTGCTCAACGAGGACGTGGTGCTCTCCGGTGGGGGCGTGGCTCCGCTGCCCAACTACGAGTTCGAGGGCGGCACTGCGTACGTCACAGGCGGCTTCATCACCGACAAGCCGTGGCCCTTCGAGTTCGACGCCTCCTCGCGGCTGTCCGTCGACCCGGAGGAGTGCCTCACCCCGTACATCAGGAACCTGCGCCGGGTGCTGTTCAACACCGGGCCTACCGTCACTTCCAAGCGCACGCTCTCGGGCGGGCAGGGCACCGTGTGGACGGTCCAGTTCACCGCGACTGTCGGCAACCCCTGGGAGTTGAGCGCCGAGGTGCCGGTGATCCAGGGCTTCCTCGACCCGGAGGTGGCGATCCCGTGGGTGGGTGGCGTGGAGCCGGAGGGCGCGGTCATCGACCTCGACGGCTACGTCCATCCGGACGCCGACTGCGCGGAGGCGGTGTACCGGCCGATCTACGACCCGCTGTTCCCGGCCGTGGTGCCGCCTCCCGGCCCGCCGAACATTCCCCTGGGCAACTACTCGCCGCCGCTGTCGTGGCGGCGCAGGCAGTTCACCATCCCGCGCCAGTACGTCCCCCTGTGGGGCGAGGTGGTGCCGGTCATCAAGGTCCACGCCCGCACTGCCGACACTCGGAACCTCCGGGTGCGCTTCTACGCGGACCCGGACGGGACGGCTGATATCTCCGAGGACCCCTGCGCGTTCTGCGGCGATATCGTCATCTCGTACGTCCCGCAGGACCACACGCTCGTGTTCGACGGCGCGGAGCAGCGGGTGTACGTCGTCTCTCCGGGCGGCTCGAAGCGCCGGGCCGACAGCCTGGTGTACGCCACGGACGGCACCCCGTTCGAGTGGCCTGCCCTGTCGTGCGGCTTCGGCTACATCGTGACGCTCGACCTTCCACAGACGGCTGCGACCCCGGTCGTGGACCTGTCGCTGTTCTCTAGGGTGGTGTGATGCCGCGCAAGGAGTTCTACTTCGAGCAAGACTGGAAGCGATGGAAGGTCCCGAAGGGGATCGAGACAGTCCGGGTCTACCTCGACGGCGGCGGCGACAACGACGTGCCCGGTGGTCACGTCGAGGGCGACCTGAACGTCAAGAACGTCAAGGAGTTGTACCTCCGCGTCGGCGCTGGCGTGCGCGACAACGACGGCGTGAAGGGCGGCGAGGAGCAGTACGGCGGCGGCGGCGCTGGCGGTCGCGGCAAGGGCCGGGCTGGTGGTGGCTCGGGTGCTGGTGCCACCTCCATCCGGGCGAACTCCAAGAGTGGCCGCGTCGTCGCGGTTGCCGGTGGCGCTGGTGGCCCGTCTGGTGACGGGTCGCTCGGCGGTGTCGGTGGCGGTGGCGACGGCCAGGTGCGTGACGCCTGGAACCGGGGCAAGACCTCGCGCGCGCAGGGCGGCACGCAGTCGAAGGGTGGCGACGGTGGCCGCTCGCAGGTGTCCGGCTCCATGCGAGGCGAGGACGCCCCGAACACCGTGCTCGGCCGAGGTGGTCAGGGCGGTCAGGAGACCGACCGCAACGACACATACGGCGGCGGTGGCGGTGGTGGCGGCTACCGGCCCGGTGGCGGTGGCGCTGCGGGCAAGATGGGCGTCGCTCCTGGCGGCGGTGGCGGTGGTGGCTCGTCGTACACCGGTGGCCTCAAGAACGCCGTCGCGGTGGCTGGCGCTGGCTCGGAGTCGACCGGCCGGATCGTGCTCGAGTGGGGCGAGCCGATGCCCGCCAACAAGCCGCCGAACCCGCCCGGCAACGTTCGCTTCCTGATCGACGGGAAGGAGAAGGCTGCCGAGAACGAGATGACCACGCGCTCAACTGGCGAGGTCACGATCATCGCGGAGCCGAGCGACCCGCAGGACTACCAGACGGTTCGCCTGTACGCACGCCTGAGCACGTCGAACGACCTGTCGACCGGCTTCACCGAGCACGAGACCAAGACGCTGCTCGGGTCGGGCACGCCGCAGTCGCTGACGTTCCGTGGGCTGACGCAGAACACGCTCTACTACGTCCACCTCTACTCGGTCGACTCGCTGGGCCTCATCTCGGAGAACTACAGCGGCATCTCGTTCTGGACCAACCGCTCTCCGGCCGCGCCGGACCTGCGGCACCCGGACGAGAACTCGATGTGGACCGTCTCGGACCCCATCGACTTCGTATGGGACCACAACGAGCCGGACTCGAGCATCATGCGGGCCTGGGAGTTGCGGTACCGGGCCTCCTCGACGCCCAACTCCCCCGCTGGTGGGTGGGTCACGCTCTCTGGTGCGCCCGGACCGGCCTACCCAGACCCTGGCACGGCCGAGGTGCCCGCTCAGCAGCACCGCTGGTGGCTGCAGGTGGCCCCCGGACCCTTCAAGGGCAACCTGCACTACGACTGGCAGGTCCGCACGTCCGACCCTGAGGGGCTCTGGTCGGAGTGGAGCGCCCCGAACTCCTTCTTCGTGGAGGGAACGTCCACTCCCCCCGCGCTGATCGCTCCTGTGGCCGATTCTGCCCTCGACGTGACGGTTCCTGCGACGTTCCAGTGGCTGTTCCGCGACCCCACGGCCGGTGACACCCAGTCTCGAGCCGACATTCGGTACCGCGCGGCGGGTACGCCGGACTGGTTCACGATCGAGGGCGACGGGGTGACTCCCGGTGCCTCCGGTCAGTGGGTCATCGAGCCCGAGACGTTCATCGCGGGCGTCCGGTACGAGTGGCAGGCCCGCACGTACGACCAGGGTGGCGCTGTGCCGTCCGACTGGTCGGAGTCGGCGTACTTCTGGACCGTCCGCACCCCTGGCTCGGCCAGTTCAGTCACTGAACTCGACCTGTTCAGCGACGTGAAGGGCGCGCTGGGCGTCGGCAAGCACCGGGTGTTCGTCTACGACCGTGGCGGCAAGGTGATGCGCGGGGAAATCACCCCGATGGACCGCATGACCTGGCACCGCAGGCGTGACGACATGGGCTACGCGATCATCAACATGAACGACTTCACCGAGGAGTCGCTGAGCCTCCTGCGCGACACGATGTGCTGGGCTCACGAGTTGGTGATCTACCGCGACGACGAGCGGGTGTTCGAGGGACCGATCACGCGCATTTCCGACACCCCGAACGGCGTGGAGATTGAGGCCAAGGACGTTATGGCCTACGTCTACCGCCGCATCATGCGCCAGGGCTACAACGACACCAACCGGACCATCCGGGGCGTGAAGTACGGCCCGCGCAGCGTCGTGGACCGCGCGGTGCAGATCGTGATGAACGCTCTCGCGCCCGACGACCCCAACGTGCTCGGCTACCTGACCGCGTTCCGCTTCCCCGACGACGCGAAGCAGTCCCGCGTGGTGCCGGACTGGTCGCGCACGGCCTGGGAGGAGGTGGACGACCTCGCGGCGACCGCTGGGCTCGACTACACGACGGTGGGACGCCGCATCATCCTGTGGGACACCCACCGGCCGATCGGCCGACTGCCGGAGTTGCGGGACAAGGACTTCGACAGCCCTCCGGTCATCACCGAGTACGGCATGAGCCTCGCGACGACCTTCGGCGTGACCAACAACAACGGCATCTACGGCTACGTCGAGCGCAGTCGTGGTCCGTGGGGCCTGATCGAGCAGTTGGCGAGCGACTACGCCGAGGCGGAGGGCGCGGCCGAGCAGATCGTGACCGCCGAGCAGCGGGCGCAGAAGGAGGCGAACCTCACCACCCAGGCGGAGCGCAACATCTCGAACCGGTGGCCCACGCCGATCATCGTGCGGGTGCCGGACAACTCGGCGCTGAGCGCGGAGGCCAACATCGGCATCAACATGCTGGTGCCCGGCGTGTGGATTCCCCTGCGCGCGAAGGGGTCGATCCGCGAGTTGGCGCAGTGGCAGAAGTTGGACTCGGTGACGGTCGAGCAGACCAGCCAGGGCGAGGCTGTTCGTGTCACGATGAGCCCGGCACCGAACGGTGGGCAGGACCCCGACGCCGACGCTGCAGCCGTGGAGGAGTGACGTGGGAGGCGCGAACAACTGGCGGGAGACCGTCACTGGCGAGGACTGGATGCGCTCGCAGGAGAAGCGCACGCTCCATGAGGAGCGCCGTCCTCGCGTCGCGACCGCCTCGGACATTCTCGGCCCGATCATGGGGCCGCTGGCTGCTCGAGTCTCCGACTGGAACCAGGCCGAGACCGCGTTCAACGGTCTGGTGTGGTCCGAGCCTGGCTCGCTGAACTCCCCGAACGACGCCGAGCACTGGATCGGGGAGGTCATCGCCCAGGAGGACGGCTTCGGTGTGCAGTTGGCGTGGAACTACCGCACGCCCGGCACGCCGCTGCTGTTCGTCCGCACGTTCGCGTCGACCGGCACCACTCGCACGTTCACGCCCTGGCAGCAGGGCGGTGGTGGTGCGCAGGGTGACGGCACGACGTGGCTCACCGGGGCCGGTGCTCCGGCCGGGAACATCGGTGAGGTCGGCAACTACTACATCAACACCACGACCGGCGAGTTCTACGAGAAGGTCGGGGACACGTCCTGGGCGCTGCGCGGATCGTTCCGTGGCCCGCAGGGCATCCAGGGCATCCCCGGCGAGAAGGGCGACACGGGCGACCAGGGCATCCCCGGTCCCGAGGGTGACCCCGGCACACCCGGCTCTAAGTGGTGGACGAGCACGGCCGCGCCGGACGCTGCGCTGGGCATCGAGGGCGACTACCACCTGAACGTCACGACCGGTGACGTGTCGCTCAAGGTCGGCCCGCTGACGTGGAGCCTGCAGGGCAACATCAAGGGGGCGAAGGGCGACAAGGGTGACACGGGCGACGAGGGTCCGCAGGGACCTCCGGGCACGCTGGTCCCAGTGCAGGCTGAGCCCGACCCTGGCTGGCCCGAGGGTACCGTCTGGTGGGACACCGACGAGCCGGTGGAGGACGAGTTCACCTGGGCTCCGCTTGAAGTGTGGGACCCGCTCACCACGTATTCGGACGTGTCCCCGGTCAGTGTGGTGACGTACGACGGGTCGACCTGGCTCGCGACGGCTCCTTCGACCTCGGAGCCGCCAGGCACTGGGTCCTCGTGGATGCTCGTGGCTGAGCGCGGGCAGGACGGTGCTCCTGGCGAGGACGCCCCGATCGACCACACCCACGAGGCCGCCGACATTACGTCCGGCACGTTCGACGCTGCCCGCATCCCCACGCTAGACGCGAGCAAGGTGCAGTACGTACCGATCCGGCTGTTCTGGACCGGCAGTGCATGGCCCGCTCGCCCGGCTGGGGCCTACTCGGTCGACTGGATCGGACCTGCTGGCACTGCCGCTCCGCCGTGGACCTCCGTCGACACCTGGACTCAATACTGATGACGTATACAGTCACTCTCTCCGAGGGCGGTGCCGACCGTCTCTCGACTGGTGGCGGCGGGGCTCGACACCTCGACGTTGCGCCGGACGGCACACTGTGGCGGGCCTACCGTCTCGCGGGCAACATGAACTTCTTCTACTCGAAGGACGGCGGCAAGTCGTGGACGTGGACCTCCACGTCGACCACGTTCAACGGGCAGATCACGCACGCCGGTGACTTCTCCCTGTTCATCGACCAAGACGGCTACATGCATGTGGCCTATGCCCGCTACAACGCGGGCGGCAACGACGGGCGCACGATCCAGAACGCGGTGATCTACCGGCGCGGCACTCCGACCGGTGGCGGCACGGGCTGGTCGTGGAGTGGTGAGGTGGCGATCACCGGGCAGGACTTCTGGCACTGCCCGCAGGTTGTCGCGCACCGCGAGGGGACGGGCTGGAAGGTCCACACGCTCACGGCCTACAACTGGGCCGGGGACAACCGGTCGATCCTGCACTACTGCCGGTTCAACGTGACGGCTGCTGGCGCGATCACGATGGACACCTCGACGTTCCTGCACGACTCGCCGGGCTCTACGGTCTACCACTCGCACCCATCGTTGGAGTTCCGACACAACGGCGACGGCAAGACGCCGCAGGTCATCGGCGGCGCTGCGAAGCCGGACCTGTTCATGTGCTGGACCTCCTCGAACGTCCTGCACTGGGGGAAGTTGTCGTACCTCGGCGGCGGGAACTGGGGGAACTTCTCCTACACCTACAGCAACCCCTCGACCGGCGTCGGTCGCGTGCAGGCGAGCAGCCCCTACATGGAGGGCCTCTACCAGCACCACCGATGGGCGAAGATGCTTTACGACGCCACGACCCAGCGGTACATGTTCGTCGGCATGCTGAGCAACGCGGCGGTGACCGCGCAGTACCTGTTCTGCGAGGAGTGGGACGCGAACGCAGCGAACCACTTCGGGTCCTACCAGGCTGGCTACTCGGGGACGAGCCCGTACTTCTACTCGGGCAACGCGGCCCTGCTGCCTGACGGGAACGTCGAGGTCTGCGGTGTCGACGTGTGGAGCCCACCGAACAGTCGCCTTGCGAGGGTGATGGTCCGACGCCCTGCAGGCAGCAACACGAGGACTCTGCTCGACCATCAGGTGGTGGAGAGCGGCGGTCACTCCGACCCGAACGTCTCGATGCTGCACTACCCGAAGGGCTCGGTGCAGTTGCTGTTCAACAGGGGCGGCAACGTCTACGGTGCGCAGAGGTCGCTATCGAACCTGTGGATGAACGTGGGCGGGGTAGCGAAGAACGTGATCCGCTACCGCAACGTGGGTGGGACGCCGGTGCCGGTGACGATCAAGAAGGGAGCCTGACGTGGCAGACCCCGGAGCCTTGAAGGTCCGCGTCGGCGGAGTCGACCGGGAGGTCACTCGTGGCCGTCGAGGCGAGCCCGGCCTTCCTGGCACCCTGACTGGCGAGGTGAAGATGTTCGCTGGGTCGGCAGTGCCACCCGGCTACCTCTACTGCGACGGGGCGTCATACCTGCGAGCCGACTACCCCGGCCTGTTCGCGGTGATCGGCACGGCGTTCGGGGCGGTCGACGCCACGCATTTCAATGTGCCGGACTACCGGGACCGGGAGCCGCGTGGGTCCAAGACCATTGCGGACTCGCTGGGGAACGACGGGCTCGCGCTCGCCTCGCGGGCTGTGGCCCACGACCACGCGCACAGCCACTCCTCGTCGGCCAGCGTCGGCGGCGGGATCAGCAGCGCCGGGACTGGCACCTCTATCACGGGCGGCATCGCGGCCGCCGACACGAACCACAACCACACCGGCCCGGGAGACCACGGCAGCGTCAACAACTCCCCGACTTCTGGTGGCGCAGTTCGACTCACGACCACGGGGCACGGCTCTACCGGCCTTGTCGTGCAGGCTCCGGGCATCAGCCACGCCCACGGTCACACGTTCGCCATCAGCGACCCCGGCCACAGTCACGGGCATACCCTGAGCGTGACGCCTTCGATTACAGCCACGGCCTCTGGCGAGCACCCTCGTCAGGTCATCCACTTCATCATCAAGACGTAGGAGCAGCAGTGAGCACTTCGGTCCAGTGGTGGCCCGTCCGTCCGATTGACGAGAACTCGTTCACGGACATTCTCCCGAACAACCCGGTCGAGTCGATCAACTGGGAGGTCGACCCTCTGACCGGCCAGCCGATCCAGAACATGATCGTGACCTTCGGTGGCGACCCGCTCACCAAGATGCAGCGGTACGAGGTGATCCGCAGGATGCGGACGACCCCGGCGCAGGAGGCGCAGGAGAAGGCGGCAGTGAGCGCCTACCAGGCGATGACCGACTACATCAACCTCACCCGGACGCCCACGAACGGTGAGGTAGTCGCCCGCGTGAAGGCGAACACGATCATCCTGCGCGAACTGGTGAAGCAGGCGTTCCCGATCGCGGCTAAGGAACTCCTTGGTCCGTGATGCCGTACGCTGAGCGAAGCAGGACGGCCACCGAGTTCAGTCACTGAACTACGGCGGAGCCAAGATGGAGGAGGAACCATATGGCTAGGTGCGGGTGCGCCAACGACCGCTGCGACTGCGTGATCGTCGCAGGTAACTGGATCACGATTTACGGCTCCGGCACCAAG